TGACGAACCAATCACCTGGTCTACACCTACAGGATTTAAAGTAGTACAAAGCTACCGTAAGTTTAAGAAGCTAAAGGTTGAGTCTGTCTTTCAGAATATGAATATCAGTATCACAACAGATGAGCTGGCAGACACCATCGATCAGAAGGGACAAGCCAACTCTATCACTGCTAACTTTATCCACAGCTTAGACGCTTGTATTGTACACCAAGTTGCTAATGAGGTTGACTTTGACCTCGCTACTATTCATGACTGCTTTGTGACACACGCTTGTAATGCTAGAAAGATAAACCAAATAGTAAGAGAGATGTATACAAAGACTTTCACCGTTGACCTCCTAGGCGAGTTCCGTGCGGAGCAAATCAACAACAACCCAGAAGCAGTACTGCCTGATGTGCCGGAGCTTGGAGACTTAGATGTGTCCGCAGTAAAACGCCAGCAGTATCTGTTATCTTAAACCAAATAATAAACACTGAGAAATATGACAGTAAAAGCACGTAAGAAACACGACATAATTAAAGCACGAGGCATCGCTAGATACGCCCACTTGAATGAACCAGATAAGAAGTTCGACCAAGAGTACGGTGTGTATAGTTGTGACTTAGTGATTACCGCTGCTGGTAAGCAGGAAATAGTAAACAAGATTAAACCTCTGTACGAACAGGAGTTGAAGGATGTTATGGACGCTCACCCCGGTAAGAAGATTGAGCAGAAGGGCTTACCTATAAAAGATATAGAAGACGGACAGTTCCTGTTGCATTCTAAATTAAAAGGCGGCCACAAGAATAAAGTAACTGGTCAGGAATGGATATTCTCTGTTGCTTTGTTTGACTCTGCCGGGGAACCGTTACCAGAAGACGTACAAGTTTGGGGAGGCAGTGAAGTGAATCTAGCTTTCAGACCAAACTTTTATTATGTACCCTCTCTTGGTTTTGGTGTTAGGTTTGAGATACAAGCTGTACAAGTTATACAATTAAAGAACGGAGGAGTAGGTGGTGTAGCAGCTGATGCCTTTGGGTTCACTTCGGAAGAGGGATACATCGCAAACGGCGGTGAAAACTTAGACCAAGCATTCGATGCCGAAGAAGAGACAGCGGAAACGCTCACAGCCAACTTCTAATTACCGCTCTGGATTTGAAGCTAAACTAGCACACCAATTAAAGCGTGGTGGTGTTAGCTTCCAATACGAGTCGTTAAAGTTAGAGTACACAAAGATTGCTACCTACACTCCTGACTTCATACTACCTAATGGCATCATCATAGAAGCTAAAGGTTTATGGACGGTGGAGGATAGGAAGAAGCATCTACTAATACGAGAGCAACATCCACACCTAGACATAAGACTGGTATTCATGTGTGCATCTAACAAGATTCGTAAAGGAAGCGACACCACCTACGCTAAATGGTGTGACAAGAAAGGAATAAAATATGCAAACCAATCAATACCTAAATCATGGCTTTCACAGCAACCCATCAACCATGCAGTAAGTGCGGAAGTTCAGACGCCCTCTCCACCAACGACGACGGTAGCACCCATTGTTTCAGTTGCGACGATCACCGTGGAGCCGGACGAATGAAGAATGAATCTACCTCCCCAACACCGAGAGATTACCTACGAGGAGAACCACAATCCATAGCACGACGCAACCTCACCGAAGACACTTGTCGGAAGTGGGGGTACTGGTGTGGTGTTATGAATGGCGAGCCTGTACAGATAGCTAACTATAAAACACGGGACGGTAAAGTCTGCGGACAAAAGATTCGCACACCTAACAAGAAGTTCCACATCAAAGGAGAACTACTCGGCCTGTACGGTCAGCACCTGTGGCGAGACGGCGGTCGTCGTGTCATCGTAGTGGAAGGAGAGATCGATGCTCTTAGTACTAGCCAAGCAATGGATAACAAGTGGCCCGTCGTATCTGTACCGAATGGAGCAGGAGCAGCTAAGAAATATGTAGCTCAAGCAATCGACTGGTTAGATCGGTACGAACAAGTGGTCTTCTGTTTTGATATGGATGATGTCGGACGGAAGGGAGCAGCAGAATGTGCAGCACTTCTCACGCCCGGCAAAGCACACATCGCAGAGATACCACTGAAGGACCCGTCTGATATGTTGGTAGCAGGACGATCGAAGGAGTTAGTCAGTTGCTTGTTCGATGCACGTGAGTACAGACCAGACGGCATCGTAAACGGTAAGGAGTTGTGGGATGTTATAGCGGACAGAGAACACAGTAAGTCTATACCTTATCCGTACAGCGGGTTGAATGAGCTGACTCTTGGACTGAGACAAGGAGAACTAGTAACCGTATGTGCGGGTAGTGGGATTGGGAAGTCCTTGTTCTGCCGTGAGGTCGCTCATCATATCTTAGGTTTAAATGAGAAGGTAGGATACATAGCACTTGAGGAGTCAGTCAGGCGGACGGCACTGGGTATCATGGGCATCCACATAAACAAACCTATCCACCTTGAGGAAGACGACACAAGTGAGGAGGTACTGCGACCTGCATTCGATGAGACGGTAGGTAACGGAAACTTCTACACTTACGATCACTTCGGCAGTATGGATAGCGACAACCTACTAGGTAAGATAAAGTACTTGGTCCGGGGGTACGATTGTAAGTGGATATTCTTGGACCACCTCTCTATTGTTGTTAGTGGTATCCAAGGAGACGACGAGCGACGGTTGATCGACAACACCATGACCAAGCTTAGGAGTCTAGTTGAAGAGACAGGGTGTGGTATGGTACTTGTATCTCACTTGAAGCGTGTCGATAGTGGACACGAAGAGGGTGGACGAGTAAGTCTGCACCACCTAAGAGGTAGCCAAGCAATCGCACAGCTGTCGGACATGGTGATAGGATTGGAACGCAACCAACAATCAGAAACAATAAGCAACGAGACACGAGTCCGAGTACTGAAGAATAGATTCAGCGGACAGACAGGACACTGCGACACTTTGTATTACAGCGGTGATACAGGTAGATACACTCCTGATGTGTTCAAACCAAACGATGAAACCAATAACCCATTCTAATTATGTATAGACTAGGCAATGAAATGTTCCCAACAAAAACAAGTATCATAGGGCATCTATCTAAACGCTTACAAAGCTCAAAGATAGGGGAAGCTATAACGGAAGATGATGATATGTTTTGGTTGTTAAAAGATTTAGCTTATAACCATCCGAAGGGAGACGAGCTGATCGGCGACGGTATTCAAAACTTTTTCGTAGGTAAACCTGTTGAGTGGCCCGGTCGCTGTTTTTATTTACGTAGATGGGACGGCAGTATTACTGACTTCTCAACTAAAAAGGCTATTGATAACTCACCTTACTACCCAGAAGGATCAGAACTATGACACGAACACTATTCTTTGATATAGAAACCAACCCGATTAACGATTGGGCTACACTCTCTGACCTACACACCGTCCACTGTCTATCGATCTACGATCCTATGCTCCCTAAGATGATGACATTCCACGGGGAAAGTATCGAGCGTGGATTACTGGAGCTAACGAAAGCAGAACGTATCGTCGGACACAACATCATCGACTTCGATATACCAGCACTGAAGAAGCTGTACAACTTCTCACCACCACTGATTAAAGTACTGGATACACTTGTTGTTAGTCGCTGTGTATTTCCTGATCTGCGGAACGAGGACTTCGGACGGAACAACTTCGATAAAGCACTGGTTGGTTCACACAGTTTGAAAGCGTGGGGACACCGGATGGGCAAAGCTACGAAGATGACATACGGAGAAGAGGATGACGCATTCGAGGAGTACAGCGATGAGCTAAGGAAGTACTGCGAGCGTGATGTTATAGTTACTCAGCTACTCTACGACCATCTATTCAAACAGAATCCCAGCCGGGAGATGATAGCAATTGAGCATTGGTTCAAGTTTATTATCTCTATGCAAGAGCGACACGGCTTTAAGTTTGATCTGGATAAAGCAGATGTACTGACTGCCAAGCTTATGGGTATCCGAGCAAAACTTACCACTGACTTACAGAACGCTTGGAAACCTACCGAGATAGAGATGAAGAGTCCAGCAGGTTGGTCGCTTGAGGTACAGATGGAAGACGGTGTAGAGATTATCAATCGCAAGACAAAGAACGAATTGAAGCAGGAGCTGAAGAGTCGTGGATTAAAGCAGACGCTTGTCAAAGAAGCAGTGAAGACGGGCAACGCTGTGAAAGAGATACCGTTTAATCCTGGCAGTCGTAAGCAGATAGCTGAACGCTTGATGGGTCTTGGATATGAACTGCCCACGGAGAACGACGGAGTATCTTATAAGGTGGATGAAGCTGTATTGCGTGGTATCGACCATCCTATCGCTGGAGATTTGTTAATGTATCTGTTAGTACAGAAGAGACTGGGTCAGTTAGCAGAGGGACAACAAGCGTGGCTGAAGCTACAGAAGAACGGAGTGGTCCACGGTAGCGTCAACACCAACGGAGCAGTAACAGGTAGATGTACACACAGTACACCCAATGTC